CACCGCTTGCGGGGGTTTTGAAGCCAAGCCGATGAAGTGCATGCAGATGTCCGAAGGGTTGGTTTGCACATAAGGCTCTCGAAACACCGAGGGAGATTATAAACCTATTATTTCGACGGACACGTATACACCTGGCATAAAAATGGTCTTACGTCACGTAAGCGGAAGCGTAACGAACGTACTGTTCAGGGGCAGGCATCAGAGCAACCACCTGATCGAATTTCTTGGACTCGACCAAGCTTTCAATTTCCAATTGAAGTTGAGGTGAAATGCCATACAACTGACCAAAAACAGCACGGACCGAATCAGAAGGTTTAAAGGAGGGTATTTTAAATTCGTCGGGAGGGGCTGTATGATACCCATCGTCGACATACCGAGGACGCACCGAACGTGTGTCTTCCAAAGCTCGGCGGGCAAGGACACCAACAATGGGACACTGAGGTGTTTCATAGCACGTTGAAAGAGCTTTGGCTCTAAGAAGTTCAGCTTGGACTTTAGACTTAGCATAATGAAAACGATCAGTCCAACCAAAGTTAGCTAGAAACTTGTAAGGATCACGTATTATATCATCATCCACCAGCACAATACCACAGAAACTAGCCAACGATGGGTCAGGATACTCTTGAAGCTTGAGTTCAAATCCAAATTCTGCAAATTCTGAGACCTTTGGTGTGTGAGAGACGGCAAAGATCCCATCATCCCCTTCAACATAGCCCTTCCATTTATAGCCATGTCTCTCGCAGATAAAGGACCACAGCATTAGATTAGTAAAGCCGTTACCCAAGCTTGTACACATATCCCCGCTCATCCGTTTACCACAACATTGAAAACGGACACCCTGACGGGTTGAACATCTATTAAGACCTATCAGAGTCTGACAAATCATTTCAGCCAAAACAGGATGATTTGCCAGGAGTCTTCGATACAATTCACACTCACAAACATTCATAAACTCTGGAGCAAATGAAGCTTCAAAAGCACTATAATCTGTTTGAATATAGTGCTGACCATATGCCCGGAGATCCTTAATCAAACTCGGTCTCTCGGGCACTGGTACATGTTTTATGAATGGTTTGAAACCGTCAAGTTCAAGGTCATAGACAACTCGTTCCATGGCCTTGAACCATCTTCCGGTGTGAGCTTTGAAAACGTCGGATCGAGAGTTAATCCATCGAGCTTGTTTGAACAACGGATAGGACTCGGACTTAACAAAGGACTTAACTCTGTGCCAATTTCTTGGGACAGAGTACTCGGAAGGTACGCGGGCTTCGCACATCTCTCTGTCATCTCCAGTGAATGACTCAACATCCCTAACAGCAGACAAGACCTGTTTACGTCCGAGATTATAAGATGTTGAGTCGAGCCACTCTTGGAAAGTAAGCTCTTGTGATGATGACAACGGCTGAAAGTGTTGAAGAACAAAATGCTGGACAAAGCTTCTGAACTGTAAGAGAAGTGCGGGTCTGATTGACGGAATAGGTCGGGCAACTCGCTTACACAGGCCTGCAAGTTGCGTTTTTCGATCTTTTCTGTCGACCGAGATTGGCGAGTATGGGAGGAACTGGTAGTCAAGAAGATTGGAGTAGTTGAGTGAGCGTTTTTCAGGATAGAAAACCCCCATAGAACGACTACTATCATTATCAAGGCGGCCAGAACGGGTATGAGGAATGACTTGGGAGAAGTGGACTCGAGGCGAGACCTCATAACTCTCGGGCCCCGGCAGATCACTCTGTTCGGAGGCACGAACCCCATAGGCGCGGATTCTCGGTACTGGATGGGATGGGCTCGCACGACTCCATCCAGTACCGACCGAAAATCCTGTTCCAAACCTTCATCCATTTGATAGATGAATTCATTGGCGGTATCACGATTGACAACCGAGTGATAAGTATCAGGGAAATTAACGCAATGTGACCTCGCCAGTTCTGATGCAATCCAACCAGGTGTATAGTTCTCCCCTACACAATTTGAGAACAAAGCATCAAGGAGGACTCCACTGACAAGCCTATCACAAACAGGAGTCACAGTTACTTTCAAAGGACTTGAGTCATGCAGATAGTATACTGTGAGAAGAACACATGTGAGAAAAAGAGTCAAGATCGGGTGCAGGAATAACGTCACTGGGACAAACAACACAGCCAAAATAAAAAAGAACAAAAACCAACCATCTGATCCCCTATCAATATGGTGGGTAGCTCTCTGAACATGCATCAAAGTTGTGTCAAAATTGCCAATTATTGAGGAGCGAAAATTAATAGGCCTTCGATCTTCGCCAGAGCAGTCCACATCCTCATGATTGACAATTGTCTCTACGTATTCCAACGGATATTCAATATCATGAACACGGCGTGAACACGAACAAGTATTGGTACCCAAACACCCCTGAACAAGTTTAATACCGGGACGTATTAAACGACCAAGCAAAACTTGACGATTTACTACTGCCACAGGCACAGGTGCAGGTACGGGATTAGGAATTTGTGGTTGTGGAACAACCACCGGAACAGAAGGAACAGGAGCAAGAGATGTTGGAGGAACCAAAATTACATCAGTGCTCGAGGTTGAACTGCTAGAAGCAGAAGAACTTGAACTCGAATCCGTTGCAGGTCTTACGATATGCAACTTAGGCTTTTCCACAACTTCCTCAATTTCCCGTTTCTCAGGCACGTCATCACACTTCTTCTCTGATTTCTCATCGAAAGAGAATATGTGTGGTGCGTACTGTTGACTAAGAAAGTCAAGAACCACAGCAAGAGGCATCCCACGAATAATCTCTGGATAGACAGATTCTTTCGCAATGATATCACGAGCAAATTTTTCACAATAAGAAGCGGTATCACATGCTAAGAATCGTGAGATTACATGGCAGACATTAGGACTAATGATCTTCCACTTTCCCACAATTGAAACCGCATCACACTCGGCATAACCGATGTGATGAGACTTCTTCTTAGAGGTCGGATTTCCTTGAGTAGAATACATATCTTTGTTATGCTGCTTTGTATCACGTTGACGTGCTCTATCAATTGCCTGAGAACGGTGCTGTTGACGTTTACAATGCTCCTGATATGCTTCTTGCTCCTCACGCGCACGGTCACGCTGACTCCTCTTCTTCCCGGGCTTTACATTCCCACAAACCATGTGCATGTACTGGTTTATGGTCATACCCTGTACGTTTCCCACTACGATGTTGTCTTTAGATACAACCTGAGCAGAGAGGTAATGAATTAGTTTAAAGAGTTTAAACATTTTTCATGAAAGAGCCAAATTTCGGTGGACTTGATACTCTACCTGGATAAATGGCGTATCACAGCTGGCACCATGATCTCAATGCGGCGACTGTCAATCGGCATGATCTACCGCACCCACTTACCCAACGAAGTTAAAGAAACTTCGGTTACCTTTAAGTCTGGTAGCTGTCGGCACAGCCCTCCTTTTCAAGACCGCATTACATCTCACCAAAGATAAAGGCAGGCGAAGAGCATCCTGATGATTCATAACTTATCGGGTGAAATACAGAAGCGATTTCTCGCACTATACGCCACCGTCACATTACCCCTAAGACATCTACTCCTAAAACACACCGACAGACGGACTGACACTGTAAGTTGGACAGTCATACCACCGGGGACTCAGGACAAGAATCGAAGAGAAAATCCTCATCAGAATGAAATACCTGATCACCCAACCCGACACCAGATGAAACTCCTGCGGAATGAAGGTCCAGTTTGACACGCTGGACCAATGAGTGTGAGTCGCTGACCTTGAACCGGCCGTGGGTCCGGTAACCTTAATAAAACCCGGGTCAATCAAACCACGTTCCTACAGCATACAAGATCACACTATCACCATTTCTGGCTGGTTTTAAAGAGTTT